ATTCTGATTCGTTCTGCTTCTGATTTGATTGATTTGGATCATCCAAACTATCAATATGTTGCTGCTCGTCTACTTCTTTTTTCTGTAAGAAAGTCACTTTATGGAAAAATGAAAGAACTTCCTCATTTGGAGCAGCACATTTATACTTGTGTGAATAATGAGGTTTATGATAATGATATTTTCAATAAGTACTCTAAAGAAGAAATTGAAAAAGCTAACTCCTATATTGATCATGATCGTGACTATCTGTTCACTTATGCAGGTCTACGCCAGGTCGTTGATAAGTACCTCGTGCAAGATAGAAGCAGTGGCGGTGTATATGAGACCCCACAATTTATGTACATGATGATTGCTCTCACTATCTTTGCAGAGTATCCAAAAGAAACCAGAATGTCATATGTAAAGAGGTATTATGACGCAATCTCCAAACACAAAATCAACATCCCAACTCCCATCATGGCGGGAGTTAGAACACCACTTCGACAATTCGCTAGTTGTGTTCTGGTTGATGTTGATGACACCCTCGATAGTATCTTTACTAGCGATATGGCTATTGGCAGATATGTTGCACAAAGGGCGGGCATCGGTATCAACGCAGGTCGAATCCGTGGTATCAACTCTAAAATTAGAGGTGGGGAAGTCCAGCACACTGGCGTTGTACCGTTTCTCAAAAAGTTTGAAGCAACTGTCCGTTGCTGTACGCAAAATGGTATACGAGGAGGAAGCGCGACGGTCCACTTCCCAATCTGGCACCAAGAAATCGAAGACATCCTAGTTCTCAAAAACAACAAAGGAACTGAAGATAATCGTGTTCGTAAACTTGACTATTCAATTCAGATTTCTAAGTTATTCTATGAAAGATTCATTCAAGATGGTGAGATCACACTTTTCTCTCCACATGATGTTCCTGGACTTTATGATTCTTTCGGACTCCCTGGTTTTGATGATTTATACGTTGCATATGAAAATGATTCGTCCATTCCAAAAAAAGTTGTTAAGGCGCAGGAACTTATTCTCAGCCTTCTTAAGGAAAGAGCTGAAACAGGGCGCATCTACATCATGAATATTGACCATTGCAACTCTCACTCTTCCTTTAAGGATAAAGTTGAGATGAGCAATCTGTGTCAAGAAATCACTCTTCCAACTTATCCTCTTCAACACATTGATAGCACTGATGGAGAGATTGCTCTGTGTATTCTTTCTGCTATTAATGTTGGTAAGGTTAAATCCGATGAAGAACTTGAGGATCTTTGCGATCTTTCGGTGCGTGGATTGGATGAGTTGATCGACTATCAAAAGTATCCCGTAGCAGCAGCAGAAATCGCCACCAAGGCGCGTCGTTCTCTTGGTATAGGGTTCATTGGTCTCGCCCACTATTTGGCAAAACTTGGATACAATTATGATTCTCAGGAAGCATGGGATGCGGTTCATGGTCTTTCCGAATCCTTTCAGTATTTTTTGTTGAAAGCATCAAACCAACTTGCCAAGGAAAAGGGACATTGTGAATATTTCGGACGCACCAAGTATGCTGATGGAATACTTCCCATCGACACATATAAGAAAGATGTAGACGAAATCAGCACTCCAGGGTATCAGCATGATTGGGAAGCTCTTAGAGTATCTATCTCTGAACACGGTCTCAGACACTCAACATTGTCCGCACAAATGCCATCGGAGAGCAGTTCCGTTGTGTCAAACGCAACCAATGGAATCGAACCTCCTCGTGGATTCTTGTCCGTTAAGAAATCTAAAAAAGGACCACTCAAGCAGATTGTTCCACAGTATCATACTCTCAAGAACAACTATACGCTTCTGTGGGATATGCCTAGTAACAATGGTTATATTAATGTTGTTGCTGTGATGCAAAAGTTCTTTGATCAAGCTATTTCTGGTAACTGGAGTTACAATCCTGAAAATTATGATGATAATGAAGTTCCAGTATCAGTTATGGCAAATGACTTTTTGACTACATACAAGTACGGGTGGAAAACTTCTTACTACCAAAACACTTACGATATCAAAACTGATGAGGTAGAAGAAGAGAAACCCAATCTTCAAAATTTGCTAAGTGAGTTAAGTTCAGTAGAGGAGGGAGAGTGTGAATCCTGTGCAGTTTAAAATTTCTTCTACGGAAGAACCACAAACAAATATTAAAGGAATGACGGTTTTTAATACTGAACAAGTTGATACCAAAAAGCAACCAATGTTTTTTGGTAAACCCTTGGGGGTTCAGAGATATGATTCATACAAATATCCTGTATTCGATAAACTGACTACTCAGCAATTGGGATACTTCTGGAGACCCGAAGAGGTGTCTCTTCAGAAGGATCGTGGAGATTATCAAACACTTCGCCCAGAGCAAAAGCACATCTATACTTCTAATCTGAAGTATCAGATTATGCTTGACTCTATTCAGGGTCGTGGTCCTGGTATGGCATTCATTCCATATTGCTCTTTGCCAGAACTTGAAGCATGTATGGAAGTATGGGGATTTATGGAGATGATCCATAGTCGCTCATACACTTACATTATCAAAAATGTGTATTCAGACCCCAGTGAGGTGTTTGATAAAATCGTGACTGATGAGCGTATTCTGGAGCGTGCTAAGAGCGTTACAGAATCATATGATGACTTTATTCAATCATCACAACAGTATGGTGTATCAGACGCCTGGTTACACAATCTTGAAGGAGTTTCCTACGCAAAAGAAACAATTAACGATGTTAAACGAAAACTCTATAGAGCAGTCGCAAACGTTAACATTCTTGAAGGTATTCGCTTCTACGTTAGTTTTGCTTGTAGTTTCGCCTTTGGCGAACTTAAGCTTATGGAAGGATCCGCTAAAATCATCTCTCTTATCGCAAGAGACGAAAACCAACATCTAGCCATTACTCAGAACATTCTGAACAAATGGAGAGATGGTGATGATCCAGAAATGAAGCAAATTATGAAGGAAGAAGAAGAGTGGACATATAAAATGTTTGACCGTGCTGTAAATGAAGAAAAGCGTTGGGCAGATTATCTGTTCAAAGATGGAAGCATGATTGGACTTAATGATAAACTTCTCCAGCAATATGTTGAATGGATTGCTAACAGACGACTTAAGGCAATTGGACTAAAACCTCAATACGATATAGCAGCAAACAATAATCCGCTTCCTTGGACACAGCACTGGATTTCCTCTAAAGGTCTCCAGGTGGCTCCTCAGGAAACAGAAGTAGAAAGTTATGTAGTTGGTGGAATCAAACAAGATGTGAAAAAGGACACATTTAGTGGTTTCAAATTGTAATAATATAAAAAATCTTTATAGATAGGGGAGAGCAATCTCCTCTTTTTTTATGCCTAAAAATCAACTCACTAAAGACGAATTAAAGGTTCGTGTGTTAAAATTAAAAGACAGATTATATAAGGACCAACCAGGTTGGGACTCCAAAGGACTCGCTAATAAATACCTTAACGAAGTCCTTGATATAATTGATGAGTACAGATATTGACTATGAAAATCCTTGGTTTTATAATGGTAAACCTTTTACCAGCGATGATATTGGGGAGCACTTTGGTTTTGTCTATCACATTGCCAATAATTTCAACTCACGACAATACATTGGTAGAAAATATTTTTGGCAGTTTAGAACACCAAAGGGAAAAAAGAGAAAGGTAAAATCGGAATCTGATTGGAAAAACTATTATGGGTCTTGTCCGGAACTTAAAGAAGACATTGACAAATTTGGCAGAGAAAATTTTAGTAGAACTATCTTATCATTACATAAAACAAAGGGCAAAACAAACTTTGAGGAGACCAGACAACTCTTCACCAATGGTGTCCTCACAGAAGCTCTTGACAACGGAACCCCTGCCTACTACAATAGCAACATCCTCAACAGGTACTTCCGAAAAGATTATTATGGCAATGACGACTGAAGACATTGTTGGGCATGTGCGAGAATGGTCTCTTGATCGTGCTGCTGACATGGATGTAGACAAAGAGGATGCAAGGGCTATTCTTGCTGAGTTCTATGAATGGATTGAACCTGAAGGTGATGAACTTGAGATTGTTTCCCTAGAACCAGAAGATTGACAATCTCTAAATATTCACTTATAATGTTAAGATTCACAACTAAGTGAATCTTTTTTGTTATTAGTCCTTGATTTTGATTTAGAGCCGTGGGCGCTGCCCCTGAGAAGGGGAACTTCTCCTTTGCCTATACGGATGTAGAGTTCAACTAATTTTAATGCTTCTTAAAACACTTTCAATTCTTGCTATTGCTACTGCAGGACTAGCACCCCTACAAGCAAAAGCAGCGAGCGGATGTTCCCTCGCATCACATTATGGAGTTGGTGATGGATATCACGGGCAGACAACTGCTAACGGTGAAAGATACAACGCTTATGGTAAATCAGTAGCACATAAATGGCTTCCTTTTGGAACTAGATTGCGTGTAACCAATCAATCAACTGGTAAGTCGGTAAT